GAAAGCCGCATCGCGGCGCGCCTGAGGCTGCCCCATGCCGTTCGACCTGCCGGACCTGCCGACCGTCAGGCGCGGCAACCGCGATAATCTGGCGGCCTTCCTGGAGGGCGCCGACGCCTCGGTGCCGAACAGCGCGCTGCGCGTCCTCTCGGACATGAACGCCGGCGGGGCGTTCCTGAACCTCAAATACCTCCAGTGGTGCGCCCGGAATTTCCTGCCAGACCTGGCGGAGAAGGGCTGGCTCGACCGTTGGGCGAACATCCTGTTCGGCGGGCGCAAAGCGGCGACCTTCGCCTCTGGCACGATCACGGTCACCGGTTCGCCGGGCGCGCTCCTGCCCGCAGGCTCGCCCCTCGCGACCTCGGACGGCATCCAGTACCAGACCGCGGCCGACGTCTATCTGTCCGGCCGCGCGACGCCCGTGGCCGTCACGTGCCTGACCGCAGGCGCGATCGGCAACCGGGATCAGGGCACGCCGCTCTCGATCTCGGTGGCCGCCTCGAACGTCAACGCGCAGGCCACCGTCGTCCTGATCGACGGCGGCGCAGACACCGAGAGCGACGACGACCTGCGCGTCCGGATCCTGCTGCGGATCCGCAACCCGCCGATGGGTGGGTGCGCCACCGATTACGAGCAGTGGACCCTGTCCCTGCCGGGCGTGTCCCGCGCCTGGGTCGCGCCCATGGAGATGGGCATCGGCACGGTCACTGTGCGGTTCGCCTGCGATCAGCTGCGGGCGTCCAACGACGGCCTGCCGACCCTGGACGACTGCGCGCTGGCCAAGGCCTACCTCGACACGGTCCGGCCGGTCACCGTCGCCGACCTGTTCGTGGTGTCCGCGATCCCGCAGGGGATCGTGCCGCGCATCCTCAACCTGTCGATCGACACACCGTCCATGCGGCTGTCGATCGAGGCCTCGATCCAGGCGATGCTCCTGGACAAGGCCGCGCCCGGGCAGACGATCTTCGCCTGCTGGATCTCGGACGCGATCACGGAAGTCGTCGGCGACGGGACCTTCGATCTGGCCACTGGGGACTTCGTGATGGCCAACGCCGGGTCGATCGCCTCGCTCCGGCCGGCCTTCGGCGGCGGGCTGGCTTTCACATGAGCGACGACGCCTTCATCCGGCGCGACGGCGCGGACTACGCCGAGGCGTTCAGCCGCCTGCTGCCCACCGGCGAGGCGTGGTCGCGCGATCCCGCCTCGACGCTGATGCAGCTCGTGCGCGGTCAGGCCGAGATCTGGGGCGCGGTCGTCGACCCGCGCGCGGCCGACCTCCTGGAGATCGAGACCGATCCGCGCTTCACCCTGGAGCTCCTGTCGGACTGGGAGCGGGCCTACGGCCTGCCCGATCCCTGCGTGCCCGTGGTGCAGACGCTGCCGGAGCGCCGTCAGCGTCTCGCGCAGAAGATCGCCCTGCAGGGAGGGCAGTCGCGGGCCTTCTTCATCGGGATCGCGGCCGCGCTGGGCTACGCGATCACCATCACCGAGTACGTGCCGTTCCAGTTCGGGCTCTCGTCCTTCGGCGGCAGTCACGGCCGCTTCAACCCGCCGGGCTTCCGGTACTGCTGGACAGTCAACGTCGCCAACCGTCGCCTGACCCGCTTCCAGTTCGGCGTGTCATCGTTCGGGCGCGACCCGTTCCTCGACATCCGACGGGCCGAGGACCTCGAGTGCATCTTCGGGCGCATCAAGCCCGCCCACACCCAGCTGTTCTTCAACTACGCGCCGCCGGCCGCGCCGGTCGTGCAGCGCCGCTTCGATTTCGGCGCCTCGCGCTTCGGCCACGACCCGCTGCTGCGCCTGACCACGTCCTGACGGCTCGCGCCTTCCGCCCGCCCTGAACCGCCCGCCACGCGCGGGCCGCCCACCGGCCTCACACCGGAGAGAGATCTCGTGCGCCAGCACTATCCGCTCAACAGCAACGGGGCCGAGGATGCCGGGCAGATGCCCTGGATCGACGGCGTGCCGTCGACCGGTGTCCAAGGCTCGTACCCCGGCCACGCGATCGTCACCGACAGCGAGGCCGAGATCCTGTCGTTCGTCGACGCCGCGGGGCTTACCCGGAACGGCGCCGATCTCGCGCAGATGGCTCAAGGGCTCAGCCGCGGCATCTTCCTCGGCACCTTCGGCGGCACGGCCAACGCGCTGACCGCCGGCATCCCGAACGGCGTGATCTTCCCGGCGCTCCTGCCGGGGATGCGCTTCACGGGCTTCTCGAGCGTGACCAACTCGGGCAGCGCGACTGTCGCGATCGGCGGCATCGGCAGCGCCGGGACACCGGCCGTGGCGGTCCCGCTGCTGCGGCGCGCCGGCGGGGCGCTGCAGGCCAACGATATCCCGATCGGCCAGCCCTACGACATCATCTTCGACGGCGCGGCCTTCCGCTTCCTGGGTCTCACCGCCCAGGAAGTCGGTGTCCGCAAAGTGCAGGTCCTGCTCACGACCGGTGCCGGGACCTGGAC